ATGGAAAGCTCCAGGAAGTCGGGTTCCCGGGCTGGCTGGCGACGGCTGGCTTGCCCGAACAGGAAGATCAGGGAGCGATATTATCGTAATGCGAATTGTTCGCACTTGCGTTTTATCAAATTCCGCCCGCGCGACCCGGTAAGAACGAGTGAGATATTCCCCGAGGTACAAGCGCGATAAATCTGGGATCGGCTGGGACGTTTGGGGATTTATCAGCGTCAGAATTTCAAACGTGTTGAAGAGTTCGTCGGCGTGAGGCGGCTTCAGCCCCCCAGGTAGTCGGAGACCAGATCGAGGATAGCTTGGCGGTCGCCGATGCCGAGGTCTCCGGCCTCGGGATCATCAAACAGCAGGCCGCGGCGGGGCATGTGCTTGGTGCCGAACTCGTGGTACGCGGCCTGAGGTGCGCCGAAGCCGATGCTGGCCGATCTTGCGTCCGCGGTGTGGGTCAGGCTGCGGAGCATGTCGCCGTAGCGGTCGAGCAGCCGGCCGTGTCCGTCGTCCGGGTAGTTCGCCTTGGTGCTCTCGGCCCACGGCGCCCACTTGGCTCCGCCAGGATCTCTCATGGTTTCGAAGCGGTTGCTGATGCGCGTCTCCATCAGCATTCCAATCTGGTCCAGAAGTGGCGCGGGATCGTCGATGCGCTTGCCGAGCTGCTCGAGATAGTCGGTGATGAACTTGGTGTCGGCGGTGATCGTGAGGGGCATGCGTTCAATCGTCCATCGGGTTGTCACCTTCGCCCAGCATCCAGCGGACTGCTGCTTCGACGCCCTGCTCGAAGGTCGCGCCGGGCCAGCGTGAGCCGGCGTCGAAGGCCTCCATGCACTGATTGAGTACTTCGTCGATTTCGTTTTCGGTGGGCGTGTGCATGGTGTCTCCTATCTCGTCTTCGAGCGGATCAGGTCGGCGAGTGCAGCTGCACGGGCTGCCGCCTTGCCGGCGTTGTAGCCGAAGCCGGGGTCTACGCCGATCGGGACCTGGCGGATCTCGCCGGTGCGCCGGTCCACCCACTCGCGCATCTGGACATCAGGGGCCGCCTTCTTCAGCTTCGATCCGTCAGGCGCCATCCCCCGCTCGTAGTCTCGCTGCGCGACCGCCACCACCCGGCACCGACAGCGCCAACCGTTGGGCGGCAGGTAGTAGTCCCAGAACGGGTCATCGACCGGGAGCACCAGGTTGTGGAGCGAGCGATGCGAGGCGCGCACCTTTTCGTCGCCCATCGTGATGTAGCGCAGGTACGGAAAGGCCGTCTTGGTGCGCTGGATGCGCTCCCATTGCCCTGCGGCGTAGGCGCTACGGGTGTTGGTGTCGTAGATCAGCTTGAGGCGGCGGGCGTCGAAGGTGGTGGTGCGTTGCTCGCCGTCCTGCCCTGTGATCGTCTTCTCGCCCCACCAGCCGGCATCGACCAACGCCCCCTTGATGTCGCGCATCCAGTCCCGGCGGGAGAGCTCGCCATCGACCGATCGGGTGATCGCGTCGCGGATCGTCTTGAGCAAATCCGCGCGGGCCAGGCGCGACACGGTGAACTGGACGGCATGCTCGTCCTGCCACAGCTCGTACCAGTCGTCGGTGGTGGTGAGCAGATCGCGCGCCTGCAGGTAGGCGATCGCCTCTTGGGGCGAGAGGCGGAAGATCTGCGCGAACTCGGCGGGCGTCATGCATCGGCTCCGGCCGCGCCGGCCAGACGCGCGGCTCCGGCCAGTTGCGCGAGACGCTCGGCCAGCGGGCCCGCGTCGGGAGCGTTCTCGGCGGTGAGCAGCGCGCTGATACGCTGCAGCACCTGCTCGGCGGTCTCGCCGGCGTCGGCGGCGTCGGCGATCGCGGCGAGCACCGGGTCGGTGATGGGTGTGATGACTTCTTCCCACTCATCCAGAGCCTCATCCACGGTATCGTCGATCGCATCGCGCCCACCGGGCTCGGCAAAGCTCGCCGTCGCCCCTTCCTGTGTCTCGGCTACAGATTCCGCGTTGTCGACAACAGGAACGGTTGCGGGACGCCGCCCCGGCAGAGCAGGCGATTGCACGGGTGCCGGCGCCTTCTTCTCCCAACCCTCGCCGTACTTCGCCCGCACCGCGTCCAGGTTGAGCTCGAAGCCCATCTCGGACACGTTCTTGTCCGTCTCGCTGCTCGCCTTCAGGTCTTCTTCCTCGGCGATCACGCGATACACCAGGCACGGTGCCAGCCCGTTGTACTCGCAGATCCAGCGGATCAAGGTGTTGTTGAGCGTGTCGCTCAACAGATCGCTGTCGGCCTGCACCAGGTCGAGCCGCACCGCCGTGCGCTCCTTGCTCGCCGCGGCCAGCGCCCCGCCGCCGCTCGTGCGCGGCTCCTGTCCCAGCAGCACCTCGGCGATCCAGTCGTCCATGTAGTTGCACAGGCTCTCCTGTGTCGACACGGATCCGGTCAGCTTGCTTTCCAGCAGCTCGATCTGCATGCCTTCGGGGGTCATCACCACGCCATCGTTGCTGATCGCCCGCAGCGCATCGAACAGCGTGCCCTTTTCCTTCGGGCCGGCGTTGCGCGGGTATTTGCCCCAGGGCGTGGGGCTGCCGAAGCGATCGTTGAGCTTGTTCCAGGCGATGATGCCCTTGCGCTTGAAGAAGACCGGCCAATACAGCTGCAGCCCCAGACCCGTGCCGTAGGGGTTGTCATCGTCGGGGTTCACCCGATGCACGATGAACTTGCGCGCCGGCAGCTCCACGCCGGTCAGCATGTTCTCGCGCGTCAGCAGGCGCAGCTCGGGCGGGGCGTTTTCGTCCTGCTGCACGAACTTGAAGCGGCGCTGCGCCCGCTTCACCACCCGCGCGGGCACGATCATCCCGTCGCGCACCGTCCACACGACCTCGCTCACCGCAAACCCGCGCAGCAGCGCATCCATCAGGTCGCGGCACACCTGGTCGAAGGCGCAGCGCTTCAGGATGTCGGCCACCACCTCCGCATCGGCCGTGCCGGCCTCGCCGTCTTCCACCGGTTCCACCTGCCATGGGCGCGAGATCAGCGCCAGCTGGCGCTTCTGCAGGCCGGGAAAGACCTTGCCGTCGCGCTTCAGGTCGCGATAGATCTCCCCGTTCGGGTCGCCCTTCTCCAGCAGCAGCGGGTCACTGGTCTGCAGCACCCCCATCCAGGTCGTTTCGAACGGGTCGCGCAGCCGGTTGGCAACTTCCGTGTCCAGCAATGGCGCCGCGGGCGGGGTCTCTTTCTTAGCCATTCAGGAATCCTTGGATGTCGGCACCGCGCGGAAACGCGCTCATGTATTCGATCGGCGCCGCCGGGCTCGCCGCGGCGTGGATCGCCAGCGCGAGCGCCCAAAAACGGTCGGCGTGGCCATCCGGCGTGCTCTCGGCCACGAAGCGGACGTTGCCGGCGGTCGTCGTCACCTTCTGCACCTTGCGCAGATCGGCGCGGATGGTCGGGTCATCGGGGATGCGCAGCGCGCGATCCTCCATCTTCCCCTTCAGCGGCCAGGCCAACGCCTCCTTCACCTGCGCGCTGAAGTTCACCGCCTCCACGCGGTGCTCGCCGAACTGATCCTGGGCGTCGTCGGACCATCCGATCCCCAGGCCGGTCGCGTCGATGCAGATCCGGTCGGCGATCTCGAACCACGGGTAGAGGACGGCCTCCTGCGCGCTCTTCCTCATGCGCTCCATCGGGATCACCGCCCGGGTGTAGAGCACATCCCCGAGCAGCTCGAGCACCCACAGCACGGTCAAGTCCTTCTTGCGACCGATATCCACACCGCAGAACACCTGGCCGCTGAAGCGATCGGTGTGATCCTTCTCCCAGGGCATCCCCGCCATGTACTCGCAGCCGGTGATCAGCTCGTACTCGATGAACTTGGCGTCGTCGTCGGCCGGGATGCACATGTATTCCTGGTCGAACGACTCGGCGTCCGCCGCGCCCGCTTTCACGAAGTCGAAGTACTCCGCCTCGGTCATGTCCTGCTGCTCGGCATCGGCCGGCAGAGCCTGCTGCAGCTTGTAGAGAAAGCCCTGGTCGAGCGCGTCCTGCAGCGTCACCCGGTGCAGGCTGATCTTCTTCGGGTTGCCCTTCTCGCGGATCTCGCGCACCAGGCCGTTGAAGAACGAATTGCTGCCGCGATGCGTGCTCACCAGCTCCATGCTGCCGCCCCAGGTGATGCCGGGGTAGGCGATCGCCCACATCTTGCGCTGATCGCGGTGCAGGGCGAATTCGTCCAGGATGCGGCTGCCGCGCTTGCCGGCCTGCGCGTCCGGGTTGCTGCTCATGCTGTGGATGCGCCGCCCACTGGCGAACTGCAACACGTAGGCGGAGAGTTTCTTGTCCGGATCGATCACCTGCTCGCCGAGATCCTTCGCGGCCAGGTCCATGATGCCGGCCCACAGCTTGCAGTCCTCGATGAACAGGCGCGCCTGGATGTCGTCGCGGCTGCTCACCCACTCGTCGTGGCGCGCGCCCTGCGCGGCCGCGCGCTCGACGGCGCCGTAGGCTGTCGACCAGCTGATACCGATCTGGCGCGACTTCTCCATCAGCTTCAGGCGCGACGTGTCCTTGATCCAGGCGGACTGGAACGGCAGGAAGATCGCGTCCCGATCGGCCGGGATGATCTTGGCACGGCCCTTGATCACAGCGTCCACCGTGGCATTCGATCTGCCAACCAATCAATTCCATCGGCAGTGTGGCGCAACAATTCAGCGACGAATCGAGACGCAAGCGTCGCCGGCGCGCAGATCAAGACCAGAGGCGTGATGAAGATGTTTCGAACGCTCCAGCGCATCACACAATCCCCAGCGCTTCGCGGATCGCCCGCTTGGTCTCTTCGGTCACGCCGCCCTTGCTGCCCATCGCATCGAGCTTGGCCTTCTGCTCCTCGAGCAGCTTCTCGCGCGCCGCCTTCGCCACCGCCTGGCGCTCCTTCAGATTCAGGCTGCGCGCCTCCTGCGCCGCCTTCGCCGCGCGCGCCAGGTCCAGCACGTCGCCAATCTCCAGCGCCTGGTCCGACTGGATCGCGTTCATCGCCGTCTTGCTCGCCAGCGTCGTCACCGCCTGTGCCAGCAGCGCGCCGCTCTTGGCGTCGAACTCCTCGCCCAGCTCCGCCACCAGCGCCTCGGCCGCGGCGGCCATCTCGCGCTCGTGCGCCACGATCTCTTGCACGCCCTGGCCAAAGCGGTGCAGCGCGCTGCGGCTGGGCAGCTCGCCACTGGCCGCAGCATCCGGAAAACTCGCATGCAGGTCCGCGATCAACTCGTCGAGCGTCAGGCGGTTCTCGCGCAGGCGGCGCAGGATGTGCGCCCGCACGCCCGGCGACTGCCGATCCACCGAAGATTTGCGGCCCATCGTCAGGCCCTCGGCCGCGTCCTGCCCGCGCTCGGCCAGCGTCGCCACCAACACCGAGCCGGCCTCATCCACGCTCAGCGTGCCCACCTCGGCCAGCCAGCGCAGCTCGGCCTTCACCTGGTCGCGCGTCCACGAATGCCCGAGCTGGTGCAGCAGGTTCGCAATCACCGAGCTGTTGCCCCGGTAGCTGGGCAGCTCGGACAGGATCCGCAGGATCACCAGGCGCATGTCGCGGCGCAGAAAATCGGAATAGCTCATGGGCGCCTCACTTGTGCTGCAGCAAGTAATCGTTGATGCGGTCCAGGCTGCGCGCCAGCGGCTGCATGCTGTCGGTCACGCCTTCCAGCTTGGCGTCCAGGCGCTCGAGCCGGCCCATCAGTTCGTTGAGCTGGTTGTGGCTCGGCACCGCGCGCATCTCCGCCTCCAGCGTCGTGATGCGCGTGCGCAACTCGAGCAGCTCCTTGGCGCTTGCCGCCTGGCGGCCGATGAGCCACGAATAGATGCCGATCACCCCGATCACCACCCACTGCATCGTCCCGAAGCCGAAGTTCAGCTGTTCGATGTTCATCGAGGCGCCCCCTCGTGCCAGCCGATCAGCGCATCGAGCCGGCGCCGGCACTCGTCGTACCGCCCGCCGGCGTCGAGTGCCCAGCGGGCGACGTGGGTATCGGTGGCAACGCGTCCTGCATCCGCTCGAGCAGCGCCGCCGGCGGTGTCGGGCAGATCGGCATCGAGACCAGGGGCACCGTCGAGCACCCGCAAAGCAGGCTCGTCCAGGCACACACGGCCAGTGGTCGTGCGGGAAATCGCATCGTCTCGCTCCTTGCGCAGTCGGCCTGCCTCGCGCGTTGCGTCGGCCAGTTGTCGGCTCAGTGCATCACCGCGCGTCTGCGCACCCTGCAGGCGCTCTAGCGCATCGCGGGTCGCCGCCTGTTCGGCCTGCAGGGTGCGCTCGCGCTCTGCCGCGGCCGCACGTCCGCCGCTCGCCGCGCCGGCCTGGTAGCTCATCCAGCCCACCACGGTCAGCACCACCAGCAGCGCCGCACCCATCACCAGGACACGCGCCCCCTCGAGGTACTTGCCGATCATGCCCAGCCCTCGTGCCGCTGCCGGTAGCGCTGCAACAGCACCACCGCGCCCACGATCAGCCCCACGACCGCCACCACCAGCAACGGATCGATACCGAAGCCGGCCGCCACCTCCCGCACGTCCGCCGACATCGACGACGCCATCGCCACCGCCCCGGTGGCCATCGACACCGCGCCGGACTGCGCGATCGGGCTCG